GCCATTATCTACCTCCTACGCTAAGCCTGCACCTTTTTGACCAAAAATAGAATTTTGGATCACAACGTGCACATTGGTTGCATCTGACGAAACATCAGAATTTTCAGGGTCTTGCGAAATGTCAATACATTTTAAAGGTAAACCAGCAGTTGTAGCACCAGTTGCTACGTCTAGCTCAGCACCAGAAATACCAGTAGTGGTACTACCAGAACTTGTGTAAACAATATCAAAGTTACCAAATAAATCTGCAACTGGAAAAGCTGCATTGCATTGAATTTCATAGATAACATTTGGGTCATCTATGATGAAAGCAATAATGTCAGAAGCATTAGTGCTTGCAGGATAATAGTTCTTATAAACCTGCTCTTTTGTGGTTGGGTCAGTATACTGAACACCATTAAATACACCTACAATAGGAACTGTTCCACCATCAGCGTGTACTTCTACAGTACCACCAGTGACTTGAGCTACCATGTCACCTTGAAAGATTGATGTTCCATAATTTGCGGCGATTCTATATCGGCTTTGTCCACCAGTGAAAGGCGTACCACCTATTCTACCTACAGGACGCATACCAAAAGCGGCATCTTGATTTGCCATAATTAGATCTCCTTATTAATCATCATTTAAATTTCGGTTATTCCCAAAGGAAACATTGCTGTTTCTTTGAGGCTTTAATTTTGGCATGACAGGATTATTTTCTCTCATCCAATCACGATCCACAGCATCCATTTGTGTCTGTGTTTTATCTTCAAAATATTTCTTACGTTGATCCACAATTTCTTCTGGAACTCTCGCAAGTAATAATCCACCAGTGCCTATAACCCCAGCGTTTTTACCTTCGTCAATAACAGGAGCATCAAAATCTGGATAATCTTCTGCCATAACAAGCTCATAGCCTTCACGTCTTCTTTTGTGAATGTTGTTTTTATCGTCATATTCCATAACGGACTCACGTATCCACCTATGTTTATATCCTACAGGTGCTTCAGGAGCGTCTAGTGCAGACGGAGGCTTCCAATCATTTCTTCGCTCTGTTTTTTCACGAGATTGCGAATCTCGACTTTTTCTTTCGATTTCAGCCATTAGCTTCTCCTGTTTTCTATTTTAGCCACTTCTTTTGCATAGCGTTCAAGAGGTATATTCATCTTGTTTGCAAAAGCGACTTGACCCTGCGTTAACTGCACAGTTTTTTTCCGTCCAGATTTTATTTGTCCAGAGGACGTGGCAGGAGCAACAGCTTGGACGTTTTGCCGTTTGTCCTGAAACTTGTTTGGAAAACTATCACGCATCCTTTTATCTATCTCTGCGTAATAATTATCAGAAGTTGGATCAAAACCCTCTGAACCAACTAATTGTTGATGTAATCCTTGAGCAGCACCTGTCATAACCATATCTGTTCCAAACCATTCATTGTTCTTCATCCATGTTTGCAACTTTGGGTCAAGATCTTCTACTTTAGGAACTTGTTGCCTTTGAGGAACTTGTTGTTGTGGTTGTGATTGTTGTTGTGATTGTTGATTGTCATATTGATCAGTTCTAGCTTTTTGTATTCTAACTCTTTCTTTTTCAACAGCTAACCTTGCCATGATTGATTGAGCTTCTGCCATTTTTTCAGCATCACCAGCTTCATGTGCTTCTTTATATATTTTTTTAATTTGATCTTCTTGGCTTTCTACACGATTACCATATTCTTGAGTATAACCTTTATCTAAAGCCTCTAACTGTTTTTTAAGTTGATCATTTTCATTTTTTTGTTGTTGTGCATATTGAATTGCAGCTTCAGCTTCCTCAATAGCTTGTTTTCTTTTAGCTGTTAATTGATTAATTCTTTTTTTAACATTGTCAGAATAATCAGATAATTCATCACTTTGATCTGAAGTTTGTTTTTCCTGAACATTTGTTCGGGTTTCTTCTTTTCCTTCAACAACTGGTATTTCAGGTGTAGATGTTTGTTCTGATACTTCTTCAACGTCTACAGAAACAACTTCATCTTGTTCAACAGCATTTTGATTTTCTATATTCATCATTTTTCTCCAATTTCTTTATACATAGGAAATATCACTAGGGTCAAGTATTGTTGCGATAATATTGTCATCATTTATCAATCTTACCTCTAAATTCTCAACTTTAAAGCGATTTCCAGCATATCTTCCCATAAGAACCCAACTTTTCTCGGAACACCAAGCACCTGTTGGGAATTTATTTTCATCAGTATAAGCATCTGGTCCTAATTTTACGACATACGCTGCGACTGTTGCAAAACTTTCACGATCTCGTGTCGCATCAGGAATGTAGATACCTCCTTTAGTTTGTGACTTCATGTAGTAAGGTATAACAAGTATTCTATATCCTACTGGTTGAGGAAGTCTTTCTAAAGCAGATGCTTCTAATTTAGAAGGGTCTTTAGAATTTGGATTATCTTCTATGTTTTGGAATCCTTTTTTAACTGCATCAGGTATTTCCATACTTATTGCTTGTTTTTTACGTGCATTAGCAATTCTTTCAGGCACGAATAGTTTTTTAGCCATCTTCTAGCTCTATTCCTTTCATCGCAGCTTTTATTTCTTCTTCAGCGTAAGTCATGCCACGTATCTGACCTACAATGAACCGATAGTCCTCTAAAGATTCTATCGCACCATCAGAGAGTGTAATCGTAAAATCTTTTTTACGCTCTCTTATGTTTTTTAACAAATATTCAGCTAATTTTATTCCGTCCATTTATTTACTATTTTTTTTAGTAATTAACTGTAAACCTTGTTTACCAAACCTATACCCAAATGAGCTGCCTATTACAATATAAAGCATATGATGAAACCAATCGGGTGTGTGTTGATCTAAAAATATAAATCCCTCTTTAACATACTCTTGGGTCCAAGGCAAAAAACACGCTGTCAGGACAGCTATAAACCAAAGACTCCAGGCTTCATCTTTCCAGCTTTCACCCATTTGACTTGTAAGAGCTTGCTCATTAAGAAAACTAGATGTTGCTTCTGTCTCATAAACTTTCGCTTCGGCTTTCGCTTTAGCTACTTTAACTTCTGTTTCAGCTTTCGCCTTATCAACTCGACCTTGTAACCATGTTCCAGCAAGGTTACTTATAGGTCCTATTATGCTCCCTAACATATTATTCTCCTATTTTGGTGGGGGGTTTATCTGCAAAAAAATTTTATTACAATGTAAATAACAATATAATCAAAGATTAAGTGTTAAAATAAACAGACACCCCCCATAATTGGTGAGGAATACTCGACACCCAAGTATTCCTCATAAATTTAACATTTCCACCTTCTTCTTGCTTGTCTTATTCTTGAATTTGGATCATTTCTTGTTTTTGCTGAACTTCGTTTTAACTGACCTAATGACCTAGCACAATATGATTTACGTCTTTTAGCTGCTGCACTACCTTTTTTTACCTTACCAGTTACAGCAGTTTTTAACTTACTACCAGGATTTTCACGTCTGTATCTAGCGACACCTTTGGCAGTCATTCCTGCACCTTTTTTAGTAGGTCTTTTATCACCACTTTTTATGGTGTAACCTTTCATACTACCTTTTTTTCGTGCCACGCTTCTTTCTCCTTGCTGCCTCTACTCTTCTAGGCTTACCTGCTGGTTGACCTAATCTTTTCTTTTGAGCAACTCTTTTGGCTTTTTCAGAGCTTGACATCTCTCCTGCAGTTTTTGGGGTTTTAGAAGAGATCCTCTTTGAGGGGCGGCAATATGGAGTACCCCGTTTTTCACCTTTGCTTCTCCCACAAGCCTTCCCCGTCCTGACATCTTTCCAATCCTCCTTAAACCAACGCTTTAATGCTAAACCAGCTTTTGTTTTGCGTACAGCCATTAAAAAGTCCTAGTACGTTTTCGCCTTGAATTTTCAACTTGACCACAACCTCTAGCAATAAATCCACCTTTATTTTTTTTAATTACATTTTCATTTTTTCCATATGCTTCAGCACCAATCATCATGCCTTTATTTGGTCTTGATTTGTCATGACCCATTAGTCTGTGTAAATTAGATTTAAGACCAAATTTATCTAACAAAGCTCCAAGACCACCTTGTTGATCTTTAGGCATTGCTGAAATAGTAGAATATTTTGTCTTTTTTGTTTTCTTGGAAAATTGTTTAGGACCAGCTTTAGCTTCACCACCATTTTTCATCTTAACAACGCCACCAGTAGCTTTCTTTTTAGTTGATTTACCATAATTAGCTGCACCAACTTTCCTACATTTTGCAATAGCTCCTGAAGCATACGCTGATGGAAAAACTCTGTATCTAGCTTTAACTTTTTTATAACAAGCGTCTTTTGGCATAACTACCCCTTTATTGTTTTAGTAATCCATAAAAATAGTGCATATACAACTAAACCATATACTGTTGCAATCCCAATATCAACTAAATGTTCACGCATATGATAGATGAATTGTATACCAGCTTCAACATCACTACCACCACCTTCATTAACATTAATAGTTTTAGTAAAGTTTTCTACATCACTAACTGTTTGTTCTATCATTTATTTTTACCCTGCAAATATTTTGGGTCTTCATTGTCCTTTCTCTTTAGGTACTGATTTAGGAACGCAATAAGCCTTAACCCAAATTTTGCTATCCCCTGCGAGGGAAGGGTCATAGTTTTGGGCTCTAATTTTTTGTGCAATTCTAAGACACGAATCCAAATCACTGAAGTAGACACTTTCCTGAACTGTTCCTGATAAAAATACTACTAACAACCATGTCATTACCTATTGAGCTACATTTGCTTGTGTATTAGATACATTCGAGCCATAACCACCACTAAACATATTACCCATCATACTTCCTAGACCACTCATAAAAGGGTTCATAAATGGATTAGGGCTTTGAAAAGGTTGTTGTGTTGAAGGTGTAGATAATCCTGTACCTGGATTAGTGCCAAAATTTGTTGGGTCTGTAACAAATGTTGATCTATTTACTGCTTGTTGCTGATATGGTTGTTGAGGAAATCTCATTCCATATGGTGATCTTTGACCAAAACCACCCATACCACCCATAAATGGGCTCATCATTCCACCAAACATTCCATAACCACCATAACCACCATAAGGTGACATACCAAACATACCTAGTCCACCAAAAGGCGATCTACCAAAACCACCAAAAGGCGATCCATAGCCACCCATAAAGGGTGATCTACCAAATCCACCAAAACCACCCATGAAAGGCGATCTGCCAAATCCACCAAAAGGCGATCTAAAACCACCCATAAGATTTCTCATGAACTGTGATCTACGTAAATCATCTTCTGAAGGAGATTGAAAAGGTTGTGGTTCAGGTAATGCTTGATTTTCGTCAAAATCGGCTGGTTTTGATCTATCTGTTAAAAATTTATCATAAGCCTGTTTATATCTATTAATGCCAGATGACGAGCCATATTTTCCTGTAAAAGGATTATACCTCATATCCATTGTTGATATACCTGAATAATTTCCAGCATCTTTGTAAAAAGGAGAATCACGAAACTCATCCATAAATTCATACGTTTCAGATTTTGGATTCCCTTTTAATAAGTCTCTTAATTCTGTTCCTGATCCTGGAAGAGTTCTTGGTAAAGTATTTGGATTTGTAGTTTGTTGTTTTTCATAATCTTCAACTGTGTATTCAGGAGAAGGTCCTGTACCATATTCGTGAAAACGATCTGCTGGTCCTAAATAACCTGTTGGACTAAATTGTCTAAACGCCATTTTTACCATTCTCCTTTGAACGAGTGAAAGCAGTCGTTCCCATAAAAGTAGCAACGATACCTAAATTTGCCACAACATATGTTGAAAGTAAAGCAGTAACCATTTCAACTCGTGCATCTGGTATTGCAGGTGACATAACCAACACTATTAAAATGATTGATGATACAGATGATACCCAGCAAAGCATACGTTGTTGATCTTGCATCTTATCAGAGTTTTCAAGACGTATCATGTGTTCAGATCGTGATAGCTCTTCATCACTTACAATGCCGTCACCATCTAAATCAAATTGTTCATATTGACTGCCTTTTTGTAATTTCTTGCTCATTTAAAACTGTCCTTTATGCTTTTTATTACGTTTTTAAGCGTAAATGGTTTCTCATTAGGTCGGTACTTACACCTTATCTCTCTTGGACATTCACCTGCACCAATTGGTACAAATTCATTCCATTGCGTGTAATTTGCTCCAACATAAACACAAACTCTTGTTTTATTTTCTAACAGTTGTTTTGCTAAACGGCAAGTCGTAGTTTCTTTATCTCTTGCAAATACTACAATTGCTAAAATAGAAAAGACACATATAAATAAAAGAAAGTAATATATTAAATTATATAACATAATCATCACTCCACACTTTTACTAATAATCCAGATCATCCAACCAAGAGCAGAGAAACCTATTAAACAGGCTATACCCATGATTGTATAATCTCTTATCATGCGTTGTTGTGCTTGTTTTGCGTATACTGCTTCTTGTCGTGCCTTGCGTATCCGTCCTTCTTCACGAATAAGATCATCCCATGCTGTCATTCCATAATGGGCTACAAGAAAATTTTTAAGGTCTTCCCTTTGTTTAGCTAGTTTCTTTTTACTAGCGAAACTTTCTATGGCTACTTCTTCAACAGAGCCGTTGAATAATTTATCGAATGTTGAAGGGTTACTAGCATTTTTATGTATATTGTCTACGTCACTTACAGCTTTCATCCACGTTGACAATTGGCTCGATAAATCCTCAATTTCACGACCCATGTAGATGGCTTTTTTTATGCCGTTGTAAGCGGCTGTCGCTCCACTAACAGCGGCAGATAATGTAATTGGATCAATCATTTAAAAATACTTTGTTTTTTTAACCCTACTAACTATACCCCCCTTGTTAAATCTAAATTTCATTTGACCTGTCATAGGATTTATGTCAAATGGAACTTTTCTTTTTCTGTTTTCTATTTCATTTTGTTTATCTCTACGTATGCCATCCTTAATTTTAGAAAGAAGTTGTAACGACTCATTGTGCGTTAAAAAACCCTTTCTACGTTTTGACATTTAAAAAATGCCTTTGTAATTCTGTCCAGACATTTGTGAAGATGTGCCACCTTTTACAAGACCACCTTTTTTCATACCTCTTGGTTTTATTTTAGCTCCAACACTTTTCATTTTACCCACTGTTTTGTTTAATCTTGCTCTATCTGCATCAGAGATACTTTTACCAGATTCCTTTAATGACATTTGACTTAATAATCCAGAAACTTCAGGGTCTAATTTTTCTTTACCCATCATATCTTGTACTCTTGCTCTATCTGCATCAGAAATATTTCTACCTATAACTCTACCACCTTTTTTCATAAAGCCCATTTTGTTACGGACTTCAGTTGGTAGTTTACCTAAACCTTTATTACCTTCAGGAACTGGCTTTAGATTTTTTCCCATTTGAATCTCCTTTTTTCTTTTTCTTTACCTTTGGTTTTGCAACTTTAGGTGTAGCTTTTACTTCACCACTGTCAACTACTTTTTCAACCTCTGGTTCTTTTACTTCTTTAAATACTGGTTCAGGATTATTAGCTTTCTCTTTAGCTTTTCTTCTCTCAACCTTTTTTTCTTTTTCTACTTGATATATTTTTTCTCTAATTGAACTAACCACTTTGGTTTCTCCTATTAATGTTAGCACTCGCAATATCTCTTTGAGCTTCAATACGCTCTTCTGCAATACGTGTTTTATCATTCAATGCCTCTTCTGAAATGTCAATTCTTTGTTGATCAACTAATCGTTGATTTCTTTCTTTTTCTTTATCAAACTCTTGTTTTTTCTCAAATTCTTCAGCTTTTCTTTCTATGTCCTGTCCTCTGAGAGCAAGTTCTTGTTTTCTTATTGTGACTAACGGATCTTCAGATGATGCAGGCGAAACAGTTTGTGCATATTGTTCTGTTAAACCACCAATAATCTCAGCAGCTTTATTTTGAATATCATTCTGCATCTGTTGTTGCATCTGAGGATTTTGTTGCATCATCATTTGTTGTTCTGGTGGTATGTTAGCCATAATCTCTTGTTGTGCCATAGCTTCTGCCATCATACCTATATGCTCTTGTATATGACCTTGTAATGTCATGGCAATACTTGCATTGATCTGTGCAGCACTTGTTGAAAACATAGCTAAATGTGCTTCAATATGTGCTGAATGATTTTGTTGTGGAAATGCTTGTAACCTACCACCTCTTAATGCCTCTTGATTCTCTTTTGCAGGATTAACAGGCATAGGCTGTGGAGGAGGTGGCAACATCTGATCTATGTTCGACACACCTAATGCCTCATACATTTTACGATATGCTTGATATAATCCTTGAGGTCCACCATGAACTTCTGGATTGCTTTGAACTAATTGTAATTGTGTTTGTGCTAAAGCTATTCTCTGTGACATAGAGAATATGTTAGGATCACTAACAGGCATGACATCTATACGATCATCAAAGTCTGTTTGCTTAATCGTTGGTGGAGCACCAGTAGTCATATAAGGATATGGAGTTGGATTCATAGCAAATACTTTTGCTAATAACTTAAACTCTTGTTTTTGTGCATAATGTAGACGTTTATGTATGGCACTCATAACTTTTGTGCCACGTTCCATAACAGCCATTGTTGTGCCAACAGGTGTTTGTCCTGACATCTCACCTATCTTCTGGTCAGCAGCAGAGGCAAAACGTCTACCAGAGTCTATCAACGCACCTAAAAGATTATATAAAGTGCTTGACGGCTCTTTAAATGGCAATGGCATCAATGATTGTCTTATATCTCCACCTGCACTATCAATATCTCTAAATTCACCTGGTGCCAAAGGTGTATCTTCATCTCTTATTCTTGCACCTCTAGCTTTGAATCCAGCAGGTAAATTACTCAATGTTCCTGCATCAATAAGCTGTCTGAGTAAACTGGTTGACGCTTTTGATAATCCACCCATCATATGTGTTAAACCAAATCCATAAAAACCTAGACCTGGCAAGAACTTATAATGAACAAAATACTGTTTCTTCATCATCAACGGATCGTTTTGGTCATAATTTCTACGGACAGCCAAAACTTCTCCTGTTTTTTCTAATATAGAAACAATGTAAGGCAGTTTTAAACCACTTGGTTCACCCTGCTCACTCATGTCTTGAAAACCTTCTATGTCAAGGTTTGTATGTATTTCGTATATAACAATCTCTTCTTGTTCATTAGAATTGTATATACCATCAGCTTTATCTATCTCTTCCTGTATATCAGAGTATTCACTAGAGCCTGTTCCATAAGAAGGTAACTCTGTTTCTTTATAGAAACCTGATAGTTGCATTTTTAACACATCATTTTTACTCATTTTAACAACATGAGTAATACGTGATGCAGTCAGTAAGTCTGTTGCAGAATAGGGGACAACTATATCTTCAGCGTGAACAAACTTACTGACAGCTCTTTGAAGTAAAGGATCAAAATAAATCTTTTTAAATGTTGAACCTACTATTGGTAAATAAAATAACATCTGGTCAAGCTCTGGATCAAACTCTTCCATAACGTATGTTATTTCGTAATTCATATAATTTTTAACACGTTCTGCTTGTGCAACGACAGCAGGATTTTCATCTCCTACAATATCAACTCTTACAGGACCTCCTGATGGCAGTAACTCTCTATAAGCCTGTGCTTGAAACTGTGTAATACTCTCAGACAACAACGGATGTACGATACCAGATGCACCCTCAAAAGGCTCACTTCTATCTTCATACTTGATACCAAGTAACTCAATGCCAGATTTATATATCTTTTCCCACTCTTCACGAGAAGTCATATCATCTTTAACAGAAGACATTAAATCAGTGGATATTCTACCAAGCTCATCTTCTTCTATAAATTCTGCAAGGTTAGCATCAAAAGGTATTTGTTCTTTAGGAATAACTTCTTCTTGTGGCAACTCTCCAATCAACGCACTGCCATCTTCCATCTGTGCAACGCCAGGCTGTTGTGGTAACTCTACAATATCGACAGGTGTGTCAGTAACCTCTGGTGCAAGGTCTATCGGTCCACCTGGTCCGAGTGGTTCTGCCATTAGTAATACTCCCTTTTCTCTCGGTAATATTCATCTTCTTCATAATCATTTGGAGTGATGATAAACCCTCCTTGACGAAAACGCAAGATGGCTTGTGTCATACTATCAGCTAAATCGTCATTTTCTCCATTTGGAAACGCTGCACATTCTTCTACAACCTCATCTGCAAAACGCTTCTCAGGTCGCCAAACCATGCCACTTTCAAAGACAGGAGCACAAGCGTTCATACGTGTGAACTTGTCTGCACCTCTACTTGGTGTAAAAGGTGTCACGGGAATACCCATACGTCTTAACTCATGTGTCAAAGGCGTACCTGTTGCTTTTTGTTCTATCAATATCATATCAGGATCGTACTCTTTATACAATCTATAAGCATTATCTTTTAATTCTGGGAAATCCCAGCGTCCTCTTTCTGCATCAAGAAGTATAATCGCCTCTCCTTCTCCCTCAACAGGTTCAAAGATTCCCCAAGTCGTAATTGCAGAAAAGTCGGCTCTCTCTGATTTACTATATGCAGTATCATAAGATTGTATGATATAACTTACGTGTGGTGGATCATCGTTCTCCCAGATGTTCCACCACTCCCTTTTAATAATTGCACCTTCTTCAGCAGTGGGATTCTGCAAATACTGTGCGTTCCATTTAGCTACAGGAATTGATGAACGTACAGCTTCTAACTCTTCTTTTTTCCAGTATTCAGACCAAAGCACATTGCCTGTGTCAGGAAATATGGCAGGAAACTCAACAACTTCCCACTGATCTGCACCACCCTCTGCCTGTTTCTTTAATACTTTGGCAGTCAGGTCACGGACACTCCATCTTGTCATAACAATAATAATAGAACCACCAGGCTGAAGTCTTTGTCTTGGACCTGAGGTATACCATTCGTATATGTTATCCAGCATAGTTGGATTAAGTGCATCTTGTTCAGAAACAGGGTCATCAATGATAAGTAAATCAGCACCACGTCCTGCTAACGCACCACCGACACCAACAGCGTAGTATTCACCACCTTTGTTTGTAGACCAACGACCAGATGCTTTCGCATCAGATGCTAACGACACACCTGGAAATATGTCAGAAAACTCTGGTGAATCAATCAAGTTCTTAACCTTACGACCAAAGCCTACAGCCAACTCAGATGTGTGTGTCGCCTGTATAATCTTACTTGTCGGCTTACGACCCATCAACCAAGCAGGAAACAAATAACTTGCAAACTCAGATTTGGTGTGTCGTGGTGGCATATTAACAATCAAACGATTTGATTTGCCATCTGCTACATTCTGTAACTTCTCTGCATATATCTTATGATGACGACCCTCAATAAATGAAGACCAGATATGTTTTACAAAATCAATAAAGTTAGTTTGAAAAGCATCTCTCTTCTCTAACTCATTTAATCTAGTGACTATCTCACCAAGTTTGGACATCTCATCATCAGTGAGATAGTCAGTTGGTATGTTGAAATTATTCTTCATTATACAAGTTATCAAAAATCTTGTTTACATCTAATGTGTAATCTAAATCAGATTTTGAATAATGTATATGCTGAGATGGTCTAAAATCTGGTGCACCTTCACCTGTTTCAAACCATGCAGGGTGTGTCACACGCACTCTGTTGTTTGGCAAGGCTACAAGATTACCTGTCCATTCTCCAGCGTCTAACAAATACATCACGTGACTCTGCTTATGCTGTGCAGGATCATCTGCTATCTCGCTCTCTGTATAATCAACTGTAAAAAGATATTTAGCTGGATACATCTCGCCACCTATCTTTGCAAGCCAGGGGCAAGGAGTGGCTCTATCCAAAGTGTACACAGCATGATGATGCGATGAGCAATCCCAGGGTTGAGCATCATGCGTTTCCATTGGATTAGACCACTCCTCAACTGGTATGTCAGCCATTAAACCTGTTATTGGCATCCTAGCCCACATTGCTCCCCCATGCACATTAGGACTTTTTGTTCCATCTGTTTCACAACCTGTAAAAATAACTTGAAAGCTCAAACAACGATTAGGCATAGTCGTTACGGCTATTGCCATTGCGTGTAAGAACTCTCCGTGATATTTGTCGTGATTACAGGTGTACTCCCTCCTCACCCAACATTTGAAGTGAGGTATATTACTCTGTAAATACGGCATTACTTCTTTTTGGTTTTAGCCTTTACCTTCTTGATAGCATTTTTAAGATTGTTGACCTTGCCACCTCTCTTCATGCCTTTGGTTTTAACCTTACCACCCATCTTCATGCCTTTAGCCATCATTTTTCTAGGTGAAACCTTACCACCCATAGCGTAGCCTTTTTTCTTAACCTTGCCACCCTTTTTCATTTTGACTTTTCCACCCATCTTATAACCCTTTTTCTTCATCATCTTATTTGCTCCTTTACTGACTTGTTGAGGGATTTGTGATCTCGATATTGCCATTATCTATACGCATTGATGAAATTGTCAATCGCAGAATCTAACTGATTGACAGAACCACCCTGTTGCATATTCTTAACGCCCATATTCTTAAATAAATCTTTAAAATAATTCGCTGACAAAGATGTCGGGAAAATAGGTGTGTACTCTGTTGGCATCCTAAACTGTGGATAAGGCGAAATGTTACCTACATCAAAGCCTGGTACTCTATCTGATTCAACAACGACACTGCCATAATCAGGTTCAACAGGATCAGCGACAGGTGCATCTGGAGCAGGTGTTGTCGGCATACCACCTATACCACCTTGTGTGGGATCAGGAGTGGGTGGCAACATACTTTGTATCATGTCACGCAGTCTCTGCTCCTCTGCTAACTTTGCCGCTACTCTGTCTTGATCTCTACGTCTTGCTTCAGCAGCTCTGTCAGACGCTTCTTTTGTCTGTTGTGTTGTATAATATAAATCGTAAGGGCTTTTGCCAAAAACACTTTCGCCTATCTTGTTAACAATAGGTGCAAACATACTCTCTTGAGATTTTAAAAACGCATCATATACAGGTCCTGTGCTTTCAACTTGATCTTCATCTCTTCTTAAATCATCATCAGATGTATCTCTTGGCGTAGATGTTGTTTTAAATATAGGAGTAGCACTGCCTAAGTCATCAATGTCTTTAATCACTCTTTCCTCTGTTCCTAAGTCATCAATGTCTCTTATGTCAACACGACCACCAACATTACCACTTATGTTACTAGAAAAATCTTCATATCTGTCTTTAGCAACACCACCAGCTCTAAATCCCTGAACAATGCCACCATCGTTAAATGAATCAACACCTTGTCCTGAAGGTGCTGTAAATTGAGTGTCTAAACCAAGAAACCTTAATAATTTTGCTAATCCTGTTAATTTACGTAATTTAGGAACTTCATCTGTATTTAAATCCATCTCCCCAAATCTATCTATAAATGGAATTACGTCAAAAACATCAACATCAGGTCCTGATCGTTTTTCACCCTCTGTAATCATTCTTGCTATTGTTTTCATTTCTTCAGGAGGAATAGTAGCTCCTAAAGTACCTAAATCATCTATGTCTCTTATATCACTATATATAGCTGAATCCCTTAACTCTTCAGGATCATCATATTCTTCTATTCCACCATCCTCTTCACCTATCAAAGACCTCAATACATTTAATTTAGGTTTTACAAAAGGCTTCGTAAGTTTTTCAAAAGTCAAAGATTTATCTGGTCCTTCCTCGTCAAAATAAATGAAAGGATCAATATCGCCCACTGTATCTACTCTAGGCTTTGAAACAGGCAACTGTATAGGTTTTCTCTTTGGAAGAGATATGCTTGTATCTGTGTCTTCTCCAACCCTTAACATATCGATATCCATTGGAAGGTTAGGCTTTGGAGCTGGTAATGAGATCGTAGGCTTTGTTGTTACAGGTTGCATAGTTTCAGCAAAACCCTTACCTGACTCATAATCATCTTCTAAAATTTTATTTATGGCAACAAGTGTTGACTCTGGCTCAACTATTGTAGGTGGTGGAGCTAACTCTGGCTGGTTTGCCTTCGCCATAGCTGCTTTCTCCATCTCATCAACCATGTCACGAGACATAATCTGCGATACCATACGACCTTTATTCTCATCAAAGACAGGTCTAGTCCTTATTTTACCAGAATCATCAGTGGAAATAACAAAACCACCCTCATTCATGTACATTGGATCAAAAACATCGACCATACCACCCATATTCATAGGTCTTGGTGGCATCATAGGTGGTTGCATAGGTGGTTGCATAGGGGGCATCATGCCCTGTGGTGGCATAGGTGGCATACCCATACCTGGTGGCATCATCGGAGGCTGTGGCTGTTGTGGAGGAACAGTATTTTCCGATATTCCCTGTAAATATCCCGTAAATTTTGCTCTTTTAACGGGATCTATATCGTTGTTAAGAGAATTTGTACCAGAAGGAGCCGCTTGAGGAGCTACTCCCTTTTGTTGTGGCATACCACCAAAAAATGAGTTCGTCATAAGATACCTTAAAACAAGTTTTTTTAAAAACTACACTATCTTTTTACTTTTGACAACACCATATCAAATTCTTTTAGTGTCTGATTTAAAATCCTCCTCACATGATCGCTCTGACTACCCTCAATCGGCTCATCTAGTGCCTTTTCTATGGCATCACGCAACCTAACCATGCGTTCATATTCAAAATTAGAAAAGTTTTCCATCTCTTGACGTGTTTCTTGCGATAGTTGACTCAGATATTTCATTGCGTACTCCATAGGCTTCGATATTGGGGTTCTTCCGTTCTCATAGTATCTATACATTCTAGCACTTATGCCTAAAATTTCAGCCATTTTCGCCTGTGTTTTGCCTATTTTTGTACGCACATTACGTAAGTCAGAAGAACCCCACTCGCTGTATGCAAGTTTTTTATTATTTTTTTGCATTTTCTTCTCTCATCTCCCTGATTAGCTTTTTGTCAAAGCGTCTGTCTTTCGCTTTGCCAGCTTTTTTGTATGATTTCTCGACACCCCTACTTAAAGAGTGAGTTTTGTCTCTCTTAACTCTGTATGTCGTGTTCATTCAATCTCTCTAAGCATACCCAAAGCCATCAAATCCTCGATAAACGAATCTGCTGATTCAAAACGAATCGGTTTACCAGAGTAGACGCTAAGAACTTCTGCTTTTGTTCGCATGAAATCATCGCCTGTTGAATTGTCGTATCTAGGAATCTTTTCCATTTCATTGACAATCTTTTCTGGAGAGTCTGCCTCAAAGCGAACAACCTCCCCACAGTTAAATTCATACATTTTTTTCATATATACCTCCTTTTTTTTATATGTGACCCTTTATTATGAAGTATAGTTCCTCATATGTCAAGAAGTTTCTGGTCGTTTGTGGAAAACTCTACTACAGATTGACTATAAATTTTTTTTATATCTTGGGCTGTGGTGGTATATACAGCCCGTCCCGAACCCGTTTCCATATATATCCATAGGGTACCTGTAAAAGTGTACAATTGTTCGGGTTTTAAAGCCCGTGAGCTGGGTAAAAAAAAAGTTCTGATAGTTTCCTACCAGAACCCTTTTATTTTTGTTGGTGGTGTTTATGCAAGTTGCATAATTCTTGCGTCAATCCATCTTTTTAATTCTGCATCAAGACCAATAAAGAAGTTATAATCTGCATCATTTACCAATGTTGAATTTGATGTTTCATTTTGAATTACTTCAACTTTATTAAATCTATGTAAGATTTGATATCTGCAATATATTTGTCCATCACCATAAACATGATTATTGGCTTGTTGCGTATGAGTGATTATTGCACCTTGTCCATATGTTCTTCTTAATTCTGAAATTCTTGATCTAATATTTTGATCACCTGCATTTGTGACATTCATAATTTCTTCAATTGTTGCACCTTGTCCATCATTGTGGTTTCTGCACATATCATAAACTCTAGCAACAAATGAACGTCCATTGTTGTGTTGTTGTGGTGTTTCAACTTCAATTGTTCTTGTTTCAACATTTTCAGAATTATTTGATGTATTGTAATTGATACGAAATGCATGAGATGATTGAAACAAATGTTCTAATACTTGACACCATTTAGAGAGTTTTAAAGCAGATAGTGTACTTGCACCCTGTCTAAATTCTATTGTTTGATATGAGTTGAATGGTTCACAATTTACTGCTTTGCCTTTTACAAGATTGGCATTAATCAGACCTTGAACACTTGTTGCATTTAAAAAATCTCTACCCATCATTGTCGTATCATCTGCAATGTCATTGATAGGTCTTGCCCATCTATGGTTTCTTCTGCTTTCAGGCAACATTGATGAAATATAATCTTGATTGTATGCATAGACCATAATTGCAGATTTGATTAATTCAAACGGCAACAATGCACCTAGTGTCACATTAGGTGAGATGTAGTTTGCGTTCATTGATGACAATGTAGGGTTTGTGTTTAAGTTCCAATGTCTAATTTGTTCTTCATTGAACTCATCATCTGTCATATCAATTAATGGTTTCATGCCAACGTGAACATGACCACCACAGTTTTGTCTAATTCTACCACCTAAACTTTCAACAACATCTTGAACTGGTTTAATATATTTATTAGCTTGTTCAATGGTATCAATTCGTAATGGTGGAAATATTACTTCACAATCTACATTTTCTGATACATCACCTGTGACTAGAACATATCTAATACCAGCGTTTCTCAATGCTCTCTGTGTTTGGTCTATATAAGCGTTATTAATTTCCATTTCATAACCCTTGATTAATCTAAAGTTTGTTGTTTGTGTTATTGGTGTTAATGATGTTGTGTTTTGTAGTGTTTGTGTCATTTGTTTTACCTTTCATTTATTTAATTAATTAATATATTTCTTTTACATTTATGGGGTTTTTCTTGTCAACCCCCATATATTAAAAAAAAGTATATTTCATGTGTTTTTAGTGCATTTTTATTGTTTACATACTATTTTTGTGACATATATGTCACACATTTGTTCGGTATTTTTTATGTAAATTTATTTATTTTTGTTCCTGTTTCGTTCCTGTTTTTTATAAGATTTAAAATTTATAAATTTTAATTTTGCTATCAAATGAGATTATTCTTCAGAACCCGAACCCCGAACCCGACCCGACTCGATCCCCGAATCCCGAAACTCCCGAAGGATCTTAACTCTCCTTCAGAACAATTGTTCGGGATGTGGAGATCCAGCAAGAAGGAGGCACAAAAAAACCCCCAGACCTTACAAAGATCTGGAGGCTTTCCCCGAATAATTTATCGTATTATAGCCACCTATGCTTGAGATTGTAACCCTCACCAAAGAGAGCGTAGCTTAAATTGTGTACGACATGATATCCCATGTCCATTCCACAACCACGAACAACAATCGAATCCCAATCTTTATTGGGTTTATATCCTAACTTTTCAATAATAGTATTAGTAAGATATATAGGCGAATTATCACGAATAACAAAAAATTTAATATGTCTTGTCATTCCACTTTTTGAAACGTGTAATGTTGTTGTGAATACTGTTTCATCTTTTTTTAGTTCTACTGTCATTTTTCTAACCTTTCTAGTTTAATATTAATTTATGTTCCCATATTATCCCATAATATAATATAAGTCAATACACTTTTTTATTTTTTTTTAACTTTTTTTTTGCTGGTCTTGCTGGATCATCTGCGGGACTTGTTCGGGTGTTGTGCTGACCTGAAGCACGTAGAACAATTGTTCGGGATGAGCTTCAGGGACGGAAGCCGGGCTGTTCCAGGCGAACAATTGTTCGGAAACCTGGCTTCCAGCCGGGCTGTGCCTGCAGCTCTGGAACAATTGTTCGGGTTTTTTAGCCTGGCAAGTGAGAAAAAAAGACCCCGACCCGAGAAGTAAGCGAGGAAAAACGGGTCAGGGCGTGGGAGTTCTGGAGGAAATTTGCCACATTTAGTGTTATTTGTAACCCGAACCACTAGATTTGTCAACCAGCAGTCCCGATCCCGAAGCCCGAAGCCCGATAACCCGAACAATTATTCGGGATGGCACAGCCCGAGATGAGAAATGAGGCTGTCTCCGAACAATTCTTCGGCTTTCTGTCCCCGATCCAGCCCGATATTTCTGGGAAACCCGAACAATTTATCACACCGAACCCGATCCGTCAGGATTTTGCTCTGCGTCTCTACCCCGAAACGGGGTTTTCTGGTAAATTGTCCGAATCTTTGCTATTATCGACTATCTCAACCCGAACATCTTTGTCTGGCGTTACGTTACGCATACGACCTTCAGCTAATTTTTTAAATTCTTCCAGTTTTTCAACGATTTGCTCCCTAGTAAGCCCGTTCATGTCCTCGTGCATAACGTGTGATTTGTTGACCAGTAGTCCTGTCGCCTTCAATCGCAACTCTTCAGCCCGAATAGCCTCTCCGATTCTACCACTCTGCCAAGCATCATTACGCATCTTTAATAAATCCCGAACAGATTTCTCCACAGTGACCCCGAACTTTGCGTTAGCCTCCATACGCATCTCTTGGTATCTTTCCTGTACCACAGGGTTACGCAACAGCCTTACAGCATCAACTGATGGGTTGCTATACCCAGCATCTCTTGCAGACGCAGTTTGCGTCATGTCTTTATGCATGAAGTTATCTAAAAATTTTTGTTGTTTTTCAGTGAGCCTTTTCCAACCTGCTTTGGTTTGCTCCTTTGTCAGTGTTTGACCTACCTGCACCATACCGAACAATTCTCCATGTTTTGTCGCTACGATTACTATACAAAATGCTACAGAAATATCAAGTGTATTGGGGTGGGGGTGGTGGGTTACTTACCACCACCCTATACCCCCTTATAGGGGGGAAGTAATGGTAAGTTGGTAAGTTGCAATAAAATCAATAACTTACAAGCCATATCGTAGTTACCATGTTAATTTGTAACCAATGTAAGTAAATCTCTGTAACGTATGCTACATAACAAATATTAACTTACCTACAATTTTACTTACCAAGTAAGTTGGTAACTTGGTAAGTAAATTAGTTATTTATTCCTCATAATCATATTGGAAATAACTCCAAATGTTACAATAGCTTTTAGCAAATTCTCTTTGCTTTTTATTTGGTTGTTCATCTGGTTGATAACCTATCAAACCATCTGCAATTTCATCTGCCGATACATGGGGTAACTTCGACTCTCTACAGAAGTCAAACCATATATCTATTAATTCCTGTTCATGTTTCACCATTTACCTCCCGTTTTGTTTACATCAATAAATGCATCTCCAGCAGAAGCAGACCCGAACATTTCTTCGGAAACCTCGTCCCTGTTGTCGCAATCCAGACAAACCAGATTGCCATTTTCATCTTCATGCGAAACCCAATCGGGTTTCACAAGTTCTTTACATTCCATACAAATCATAATTAACCTCCTATCTCTTCAATTATATCTTCGTCCATGTCCTCGCAAAGATATTCTAATGGTTTATATCTATAACCCTCTTTAATACGAAACTCTTTTACAGTTCCATCTTTATTGGTAACTTCGTTACCATCTTCATCATATTTATAAAATGTAATATCAAAAATATTAATACCCATAGTTAACCTCCTCTCTTTAAAGTCCGATTTTATTTAATCTTTTATTAACATCTTCTTTGACATCATCTGGTAAATCATCAAAGTAATCCATTAATATATTATAGCAAACTAATTTGTCCTCTCTTGCTTTTGTTTCTTCTTTAACTGAATTAAATCTAAATGTATTTATCTTAAAAAAAGAATCAAAATCTTTAGCGAACTCTACTTGCTCTGTTTCGCTAGGGTGATTATCATTAAAAACAAATGCAAAGATTATCTCCCTCAAGCCTTGTTTAGTTAGTTTATAATAAGTATTTGCATCATACCAAGTATCCATAGTTAACCTCCTTTCTTTATATTTCATAAATTGAACGAATATCATCTTCTTCAATATTCAATTCTTTCATTTTTTCAGAGATTTTAATATCCATCTCTTCATAATTTTTTGCCTCTACATTAGTATAAAAAACTTCGGGGAATCCCCACAATTCATTTTCAACTACATACACAATTTCAAATTTTTTCATAATTAATTTCCTCTCAAAAGAATAAGGTGGGGATATACCCCACCTATATTAGTTAGTGTTGTTTTCATGTAATAAACGAAATGATTTAAACTTACGTTTTGGTTTTGGTTCAGACCAATTATGTTTATTACTCGTGTAATGCGACCAACCTAGAGCATCATAGAGATGGCTAGGATTTAAGCCAAAGTTTGTATAACCCTCTAGTATCGTATGGAAGTAAGAAGAAGATGGTGGCAATATGTCTTTATTGTTATTCATCTTATAAGTCATAATGCCATTGACTTTAACTTTACCATAGAGAGTTGGATAACCCTCATAAAAATCTAAAGCCTTTTCACAATCTTCAGTAATCTCCCAAACACCTACAGGCAACAAGTCCTCTTTATCATAGCTTGGCACAATATCGGCAACATGGCGAAATACCAATTTCCAATTTGGTATATACATAGCACCCAAATGTTTTGCATTAGGGCATCTACTCGCCATGCTACTGTGGTTTAAGTTAGAACCATAAGCAAAATATAATTTTGTCATGTTCTTAATTAAACTCCCGTATTAGCTTTGCCACTGCCTTACGTCTAATATTCTCGTAAGAACGTAAGTCTTTTTTAGGCATTGGCACATCAGCATACCCGTAAATAAATTCTTCTTTCAATTTACGCATATTGCGTCTGTCCTTTTTTGTCATATCTTTGACGTACATGATGTACTCCTTTCTGTTAAATTAAAATTAAGATATGATGTATATATATATACCCAGAACATATATGTCAAGTATATTTATAAAAAAAAATTATATTTTTATTATTTTGTTAAAAAACGGCTTGTTTTAAAGGGCTACAGGGGGGTGGAAAGAACCCCCCGTGTATGTTTATACCCCCCCTAATATGGATTATTAGGGCATTTCCCATCTATAAAAGATATGAGCATTAATTCTCACAGTTTGTGTGAAAGCATCTTTCCAATATGGTTGGACGTAGTGAGCATGGTAGTGAGTAGAACCATCTGTTACATCAATGCTCACATGATTGTTGATAATAGCATACGATAATTCTTCAGCCCAGATATATGCCTGTTGGTCAGATATATGTTCGGGTTTACCATCACAGTAGAAGCTGAAGGCACACTTATTCCGAACAATTTTTCGGGTATCCCATGAGTATCGAAGTCCGTCAGTAACTACTCCACAGACAGTATCTGGAAACCGATAATCAGAAACCCGATTCATAATAACTTGCCCGACAGCTAATTGCCCGACAGTAGACTCCGACCTTGCTTCAAAGTATATGGCATGAGCCATACACATCAAAGCAGTTGCAGTTTCCAGCATCATTTGTTTTTCACATAGACTATACGTCTAGCCTGTGATTCGGTTATGTTAAAATGATTTGCCAAGTCCTGCAACCCGAACTTTTTCTTGGTTGTTCTTTCTTTATGAACCCCCGATTTTTCGATATGCTTGAACTTGCCCTTGTTATCTTTCCAATACTTTTGCACAGAAAGAATAAAAGATTCATCAAATTTAGTCATTAGGCAATTTCCTTTGTAAAAGGTTTGCTCTGTTCTTTTATTGCATTGTAATAATTCATACAATCATTCCAGACACCTTGCCATTGACTATCTGTTACACCATAAGACATGAGAGCATTTTTCATAACCCTAGTCGCTGTATCTGTCCATACAATAGCATTGACCATAGCATATTTCCATGCACCGATCTCCCTTTCCAATGTATCATTATCAACAGTTTGATTAACACCGAGTAAATGTCCGAGTTCATGGAGTGCCGAAACATAATATCCTGTATTCTTTGTTGGACGAATACAAATTGTCCTGTTGTTTTGGTCGGCATAATATCGTGGCACTTTCTCACTTAATGATTGATACCGAACCCGAATGTCATGCATTGCACATAACTCCTGTATATGCAAAGCCATATCAATACGTTTTACTAATTCTCTAGCCATATAATCCCCCTTTCTATTTTAATCGTGTTATTTTTGTGTAATCTTGACCACTTGATACAAGGCATTGTTGACCTTTGCCTAGATTTTCAAGCATATCAATTTCGTCTTTATTAAGTTCATTATCCTCAATGAACTCTGACATATTACCTATATGTATGGTATATCCATCTTCCTGTATGGATATTATTTTGTCACTATTCATATTTAACCTCGCTTTCTCCTATTTAATATTAGTGTGAGTGACCTGTAAATTAGATAGAACATGACTTCGGGCAAAACTACTTTGATCGTATATAAGACTGTGTAATTTGGTTCTGAAACCCACTTGAGGGCAATCTTTACATACGACATTTACAGTTAGGATACACTCACTTACCCAGAAAGGTCTTTTTTTGCCTCCCTCATTCATTAAATTATTATTAAATCTTACCCATTAATAATATAGGAACAATACTACCTAGTCAATACACTTTTATTTTTTTTTATTTTCATGTCTGTAAACAAAGGTGCATCACCTAAAATTCTATTTGTTCCTATGTTTAAATAATCCTCATTTAGTTCAATTAATGTTGCATTACGACCTAGCCTGTCAGCAACTAACCCCGTTGTACCCGAACCACCGAATGGATCAAGAACATGACCATCTTCTGGACAGCCTGCTAAAATGCAGGGTTCAATTAACTCTGTTGGATACACAGCAAAATGTGCCTCCTTGAATGGTTTTGGTGATACTGTCCACACCGATCTTTTGTTTTTAGTTTCGTAAGACATCTCTAATCCACTATGGGGAACTAGACCCGTACCCTCATTATGGTATTTACCATTTGTTCTATCACGAGTACCCCAATCTTGTTTAACCTCTTCTTTGATTGCCTCGTTATCATAATAATAGTTTTTCTTTTTACTCAACAAAAATATATATTCATGTGACTTTGTACATCTATCTTTAACGCTTTCAGGCATGGGGTTTGGTTTGTGCCATATAATATCTTGGCGTAAATACCAACCATCTTCCTGAAGTCCAAACGCTACACGAAATGGAATACCGACTAAATCTTTTTGTTTTAAGCCTTTTACAACTGGTGGTCTGGTTACGCCATAGTCAGCGTCACCCCTTACAGTCTGGTTTGTTGTTGAAGTACGACCACCACTGGAGTAACTGTCGCCTAGATTCAGCCACACAGTACCATCATCACGAAGCACTCTACGAATCTCTCTGAAAACCCGAACAAGAGTTCGGACATATTCTGCTGGCGTTGCTTCAAGACCAACCTGTAAATCTTTTCTTACAGCTCCACATTTAGGACATTTGCTTTTGTATATGGCATCACCGACAACATTACCTTGATCGTGCATAGCTTGGTGTCCTGTCGCTGTCTTAACAGTTTTCCCGATCTTTGTAGTCCTCATGTGTGGACAATTAGGATCACCACCAACCCATGTGCCAGTTTGATAATCTCTTAACCCCCAGTATGGTGGTGAAGTAACAACTGTATTAAAATGTTTGTCAGGTAGTGTCTTTAGAACCTCCCTGCAATCCCCCGTTAAATATTCTACTGTCACGAATCTAATCTCCCCTTTTCTCGCAATCTTTTCTTTATTGTATATTCTTTCTTGGTAAGCTCTTTTAACTGTTTATCACAAGAACCACAGCTAACATCTGTCCGACCTTTGTAGACCCGACCTCTAGTTAAAGCTCCACACCAATCACAATTTATATGAGTTTCGTAATACCTCCAGTAACCATCTTTCATATATTATCCCTCGCTGTCGTTGCCTCATACTCACCCCGACTCATCACACCACTCATAGTACCAAGCCACTTACGACCACCAGATGTAGTGAAACTGTATTTACTGATCCTGCCACCGACAATTAATTCCCGAACAATTCCGTCAATCACACGTTGTGACAGGTGGTGCAACGCTTCAGGTGAGTCAGCATCAGTCATTCGATTCAGGATACCATCAGCAGTTCCCTGTTGACACAATGCCCGACCTTCTCTTTCACACCGAGCTATCCACTCGTATAGTGCAGTTTTCCTTACATCTCTGTTCGTTCCCATGTTCAACTGTTCTATTTCATCAGTCCGATCTACCAGCAGTCCAGTGTATGTATCCCGAACAAATCTTCGGATTGTACGATTTGCAGGTCCGTTTGACTTAACAATCGCACCATCAAAACATCTGTTTCTCTGGTACTCTATATTCAATTCTTTGCATCTTCTCTTGGCTGTTTTCTCGTCCAACTGCCACAAAGTAAAAGCACACCGAACCCCGTCAACCAAAGCTGACGTACCACGAATAAGGTTTCTGGCTTGCTCTGGTGTAGATATGACAGCATCATCTTTTACCTTTGTCATGTGGTGGCACATCATCACTGACGCACCAGTTTCTGACCCGATTTGTGATAATAAGCCAGTGAGTGCGGCTCCTGCCGCTGGATCTGCATTTACATCTGCGTGGACAAAAGAAGCCAATGGATCAAATATAATTAGCTTCAGGTTGTTAATCTGTAAGATTTGTTCGTATATACGTTCAAACTCTTGTGATGTGCTGTACTCACCATGTATGTTCTGCATGATTGGAAACACCCCACCGAAGTTAGGTAACGATACAACTCTCAACTCATGGTGGTAGTTAAACCTCTTACCATCTGGATCAAGACGTTCAATACGTCTATGCATCTCACCTTCATCATCTTCTGCCGTGAATATAATCACGTTGCCAAACTCTTTAACCAAACCACCAAAAGAGTTTTGACCATAAGCACCAGAGGCTACCTTCATGCCTAAATCCAGTGTAAGCATACCTTTTCCTGCATCTCCAGACGCACTTAATATTATTGGTACGTTCAATGGGAATGTGGCATCAACTAGAAACTTTTGTTCGGGTGCTGTGCCAGTAAACCTTGATACCAGTAAACTCTCGTCCAGTAGATTTATGTTTTGCTTGGTGTTCTTACTGGTTGTATTAAGAAAATTATTTATGTCAAAGTCTTCTGATATGGCATCTGCCGCATCCCAACCCTCTGGCTTACCTCTTGGTGGTGTCAACATGGTTACTGACCTTGCACCAGCATTAAGAGATAATTCTTGTACCAGTTCTGCAACTCTCCTACCAGCAGTGTCATTGTCCTGCCATAAGATAACTTCTTTGCCTTGCAGGGGAGAGAAGTCATACTGTGTCGCTGACTTCTTTGTAAGCATACCAGCACCTCCCATTGTACAAGTAGCTGTGTGTCCTATGTTATTCAAAGCATCTGCACACTTCTCACCTTCTACCCATATAACTTTATCTGAAGCTAAAATGTTCGGGATATTGTATAATGGTCTGACATCAGGCATACGAGGATATGGGTGGTCGCCAGTAAACTGCCTGAACTCTTTCTTTGGTTTACCATGTGAGTCCAGTATAGGATTGCCTGCTCCATCACGAACAAGATACTTCCTGACCAAACATATAATATTACCATCAGAGTTATAGTATTTGTACTCTGCATCATAAGGTGTCTGGTAATTTATCTGTGGCTTAACTGGATTCGCTGGTGCATCTTCCCGAACAAAACTTCGGGTTTCATCTATGTAGTCTGCGAACATATCTTTGATTTCAGGCAGTCGCAACCCTTGACCTTCCATCAATATTTTAACGATACCACCGATACCGACACCACCATTAAAATCCTGACCCTTCATAAAATATGGACTGCGTGGGTTTATATCTATCTTTAATGACTTGCCCGATTCGCCATGTAATGACCCGATAGAGAACTCATCACCACGAGTTGTACCCTGTGGAAATGTCCTCTTCAGAACATCAATCTGTACTTGTCTTGGAACTTTATCACTTATTAATTCAACCAGTTCCTTTGCTGTCATAGTGCTTTTATTACTATTAAATGGTAATACTCTCATTTCCCAACTCCCAACATCTTTTTCTAAACTCGCATCTTTTACACGCAAAGTAATCCGAATTTACTGCTATGCGTGGCAATATTTCATTATGTTCCACAGCTTTTAAAATGTCTACTGCCTTGTCGCTTACTTGCTGTGCCAACGCTTTATTGAACGGAACTAACTCAAAATATATTTCACACGTATTTTTATTAACCACTGTAAACAAAGCAGGATTGTTTAAATCCATGTATGCTTGATACAGAGCTATTTGAGCTGCATATATAGGGTTTACCTCGCTAACCCCTTTCCGAACAAATTCATTAAAACTTTTATCATTTGCTGATTTACATTCCCATAATGCAGGATATGCCATATCAACAGACCCACCACATATCACACCATCTATATGACCTTTTATCCTATCATCAGCTATTGAGAAACCATACTGCTTTCCATTCTTGTCTGTACTTTTTAAATCAAATCCTGCATTGTATAACCAACCATGAGCCATATCTTCAATCACATGACCAAACTCAAATATACGCAACACCTTTGAACTGAATTGATTTTCAACATCAGTTTCTACACCCATGTAACGATACTGTATCTTTCTTGAACATGGGTCGCCCAAAGATGAAGCACCTAGATAGCTTCTCTTTTCTTTCTTTTTATTCTGCTCTTGAATACTTTCATCAATGATGTCTAGTATTTTTTTACTAATATCATTACTGTTTGTATTTGAGCCAGATGTCTGCCAAATAAGTTTCGTTAAACTCATATTCCAAATCCCCTATCTCTTCTTTACAAAGCATAATTAAAACTAAAATCTTTTCTTCGTCTAATTCAGACAACCTAGTATTCCAACCAAACTTACCAAATAAACTGCCAATCGACTTTAATGAATTGTCGGATCGTCCAGATTGAGTGTTGTTTGATACTTCCATCTATCCTCCTCCTTGCCTTTAAAAAATGAAAACGTAAACAATTCATCACCTCTATATGATGCAATAGCCCAGCCTGCATTAATACCTTGTTTCATTCTTGCTAATACTTCATCAACAGAGTCTGACACACTTTCACAAAAGTAATCATCAAAATCATTAGGATTTAAAGAATAAGGAAATTCAACAGTCGTGTAAAAATTTACATTCATATCTCCCTCATCTGTTTTTATAAGCATTTTAACTTCTATACATGGAGTCATGTCTTTCCATGCTCCTTTATTATTTTTTCCAAATACCATTTTGCTTTTTCTAAATCCTCCACTCCATTTTTATCTCTATATCTCCAAATGTATTTAATAATATTACCTTGCAGATAATACTCATAGCCTTCGCCTAATGCAGATTTAATTGCATCAATACATTCAATCTCACTTTTAGTATAATGTGACGGGAAATTTACGTTATCTTTTTTCATGTTTCTCCCTCACATTACTAATCATATCGTCTACTCTAACCTTATTCCACAAATAATTCAAATAACACGCCGCCTTGTACTTTGTCCAAGAGAAGTCAAAACCTGATACCATTACACCATTTCGGCTTAACATATCTCTCTGCCTGTCACTGATACGTTCATTCAGCCATCTACGACCTTTCTTTGCACTATCACTATCTTCAATCTCTCTGAGAAAGTCATCAGCAGATGCTATAGCCTGTTTGCGTGTTCCTATACTAATCATTCTTATACTCCCACCAGAACGCTTTACAAGACCACAGGATAAATCATCTAAATCTACAACCATTGCAAAACCATTGAATCCTGTCGCTGTGACACATTTACCTGTACCAAATATATCTATCCAACGGAAAGGTGATCTGTCTAACAAATCTACTTCTGTCATGGAGAACTCTTCTAGCTGTGAGTTATCATCTTTGCCAAACTCGTGACCACACATAGGACATTCTCTAACACTCAAAGGAACAACAGAGTTACACTCTGGACAAACCTTTTCTGGTGCGTCACCTTTTAACTCTGATTGTGAACCCTCAAGATTAACTTCTTCTTCGAGTGACCCATGTGTTAAAACAGATGTACCAAAGTCAAGTACAACACAATCTGTCTTGACAATATCTGGATACTCATCTGGATCAATGGTTCGTAGTCCACGACCTATCATCTGAACCATTGTTGATTTGTAAGAACAAGGTCGTGTTAGAACAATACAGGATACAGGAGGTGAGTCAAACCCCTCTGTTAGTACAGATACGTTGACTACAACCTGTGTATCCCCACTTGACAAATCCTCCAAAATCTCCCGTCTCTCGGCTTTGTCTGTGTTCCCTGTAACTATCTTTGCATTAACACCTTCTTCTACAAACTCTTCGCATAAATCTTCTGCGTGTGCCACTGTCGAACAGAACACCACAGTCTTTCTATCATGTGCTTTATCTAACCATTCGTTTACAACCCTTTGATTGATAGCTCGCTTGTTCATAATACGAGCTACTTGATCCATATCAAAATCAACCACTGTTTTCCGAACATTCTCAAGTTCAGAACGTACACCCACGTCAATGACGTAGGTTCTTGGGGTGACAAGAAAACCTTCACGAATGAGTGTTGATATTTCGATTTGGTGGCTGCAGTTGCTAAAGACTGAACGCAAACCCTTCTTATCCCCACGATTAGGCGTAGCAGTGAAACCAACGATTTCAACTTTGTCATTAATTTGTTTAGCATGATCAATTATCCGAGTGTAAGTATCAGCTACCACATGGTGGCTTTCATCAACGACTACCATGTCCATAGCTTTCATGTTATCTAAATTGTTCGGTCTGGATAATGTCTGCACCATAGAAAATACAGCATCTCCGTTCCAATCTTTCTCTTCAGCATTAACAATGCTGGTCAATATATTGGGGTTTATGCGTTTAAACTTATCCATATTTTGATTAACCAGCTCATCTCTGTGCTGCAGAACCAGAACATTTCTTCGGGTTTCGCAGCGTTTACCTATCAAAGCAGAAAGCATTATTGTTTTGCCTGCACCCGTTGGTGCAACAACAACAGTATTGCCATGCTTATCCAAAGCATCTATAGCTGAATTAACAGCAATCTCTTGATATGGTCTAAGTAACATTATACTTCATTCCCCCAAGCATCCCAACCATCTACTGTTTGCCTAGCAAATAATTCTATTCTTGGTTCATGTGATACATTTTCTATTTTAAAATACATTTGATTTGGTTTAGAGCTATGTTTGTGTCTTTTATCAAAAACAACAGTGCTTTCATTTTTTACTTTTGGTTTAAGTTTTCCTTTTACTCCAAACAAACATATCTCATGTTGTCCTCTAAAATAATATCCAATACCAAATCTATCTTTTACCCAAACAATATTTGTAATATATCTAAAACCCCAATGTTCCATAATATCCAAACCATCTTTAAGAAAATTATTTGTAACCCACATAAATAACCAACAATCATCATCAGCAATAGATTGAACAGGTAAATTTTTTATATCTTGTGTTTTCATTAAAGAATAATGTCTATCTGCACCTCTCTTTATTTTCCCACCACCACTCTCAAGCCAGGGTGGATCAGCATATATTGTTTTATATTTTTTATTTGGAAATGGTATCACAACATTTACTCCTTTCTCTTAATTAAATTTCCCAACAGCCACAACGCAACTCAAATGAACCTAACTCAGCCAACCTCAACAGCCTAAACATAACTAACAGCACCTCTCCCCAAGATAGCACAACTCAACTGCCTTAACCGAACCTACCTCACCCAAGCATAGTTGACCCAAACACAACTGCCAGAACAGACCCCAACTTAAAGCACCTCTCCATGACTCAAGAAAACGCACCAAATCCTAACACAACTGCCTGAACTTATCGCACCCCTACATAGAATATCGCACCTCACCCCAACTGCCACAACTAAACTTAACGAAAAATAACAGACCCTAGTTTAACGCTCCATACCTGAACTGCCTAAACGGATCGCACCACAACGCACCCCTCCCAACCACAGACTAAAAAAACTCAACTGCCTCAACTGATCCTAACTGACCCAAGAAAACCCAACCCCTGCTGAACTGCCAAAAATTAACAGACCGAAACGTAACACACCTCGCCCAAGCATAACGGAACCCATCTGAACTGCCGTAACTTAACATATCCCAACGCAACATAATCCTAACTGACCTGTCCCCTCCTCAACACGACACAACAGCCTGAACATAACGCAACGCACCTCGACAAACATTAACGAGCCAGACCCCAAGAGGACTGCCTAAAAAAGTGAGGCTTATATAGCCTCACTCTCCACACTATGTTCTTCTAAAGAATTTGCTACTTCTTCAAGGTTTTCTATATCTACTTCTTTTACAGCACAGATACCTTTATATCTTTTAGTCCAAGATCTTAATTCTCTACAGGCTTGACGACATAACTCAGCAACAGTATCAGGGTTATCCAAGTCAAACTTTTGATAACCACCACCTTGTGCTCTACCATCTATAGGAGAGATGTAAGTAGGAAACTTTAACACCTTTGGTTCACTAATACCAATACTATTTGTTACATCAACAGGATCAGGTGTTACATCTTTATATTTAATTGTTATCCTACAACCTGAGAAAAACTGACGAATTTGTTGTATTTGATATTTAATCGCAGCTTTTTCTTGATCCCACTCCAATACTTTATACATTGGGTGATCAGGCTGTGTAGACAACCATTCACGAAACTCGGCAGGAACAATAGTGTTCCTGCCTGTTTTATTTAGATAATCATCAACAATTGCTTGACGATCTCTTTTGCCAAATCTTTTAGGTTTAGCCATTAAGCAACTTCCTTAATAATAGCCGCTCTTTTAAGCCTCTCTTGCGTAATTGCTTCATAGAGTTCGTGGCTCATATTATCATGTGCCTCAATCTCAGGATTTTCTAAAGCAAGTTTTTGACAAGTAGCACCCTCTTCTTTGACTAGACGATCAAAAATCTTTTGATCATCTTTTGTTTGGACGATCCTATATCCTCCCATCGGACCACCCTTTTCAATTCGCCAATCACCCAAGCCACATAACGTGCCTGCATTAACGAGCAATGCCGTAATGTCAAGCTGACTAAACGTAGGGTTAATATAACGAATTGTAACTTCAGTACACCAATTAGGTAATTTAGCACGGGTGCGAATATCAGGTGTTCTGTTTATATCAGAAGAACGAACAACAGACATATTCATATAGGGTTTACCCCATACGTTAATATGTTCACCCACAACATAGATACCACGATTGATACTAGCTTTTGTTACACCAGCAGTTTCAAGAGCCGCAGTTGCCATGCCTCTCTTAATACCTGTGGACGGGAAACTAAGATAAGAACCATTAGTGCCATTGATATAACAACTATCTACAAACTCCTCTTCAGGATTATGTTTGATTTCTTTTTTCTCAGCGGCAGTCTTCTTCGCTGCACCCATAAGCAAAGTCTTTTGTGCTTTCAAAGACATTGAATTGTAAATTAAAGGTGCAGTGCCTATGATTTTAAAAGACACCTCTGTCTGTTGTAATGATTCAATACTTAACCCCATTTCTTTAACTGTAGTTTTTTTAGCGACCATAATTGCCTCCTTTCTCTTGATTAATTTTTGTTATAATTTTTTATTAATGATTTTAAAAACTGTACTTTAGATACAGAGAAACCCACGTTATCTTCAAATACAGCTTTCCTATTTAAGAACTCCTCATTTTCCTCATCTGTAAAAGTAATGTTTACAGAATGAGGAGTTCTCTGCTTTTTCCTCAACGACTGTCGCCTCGCATATTCTTTCGCAGACAGGTCAGGACTGAGTTCAATGTCATCATCGTGCATTACTTCGCCCAATCTGGAACATTGTTCCCAACTTGATTTTGTTGAGGTTGTGCCTGTGTAACAGGTGGTGTAGGATTATTGCCACCAATATATCCTGTCTGATTAGGAGTTATAGGTGCAATCAATCTGTTACGATCTGCATACCCATTAGTTCCTTTTTCAATACCAATCTTAATACACAACTGCATATTGTTTAAATCTTCTATGCTGTTAAGCTGTCTAGCTTGTTGTGCGTTTGGTGTTGTATCATCAGGATTAATGTTACGAGCACTTTCTATAATTGATCGCATAGTTCGCAAACCAATCTCTTTAGCAACAGGAACATTACGTTCACTCATCTTGTCACCATCGACAAAAATTCTGTGCCAAACCTTACGACCATTATAGTCACCACCTGTAATGGTAAATACTACAGGCATCCATTTTGCCCTACCACCACCTTGTGATTTTTTAAAAAAGTTACCCCTACCAAATTCAGGTAGTTCCACATCACCACCCTCTAATAGTAAGTTAACTCTTGCAATAGTATTTTCTGGAATAAGTTCAAACTCACCAGATGAACTACTATTAGGTTCAATGTTATTAAAGTCTATTGACATCATTTACCTCCTTCATCTTTTAAACTAAAATCTAAGTTTCTTTTTTGTGTTGGTTCTTTGCCAGATATTTTATTAAGCAATTTACCAAGATTAGGTTCTTCAATTAGATCGAGATTACCCGACCTATCCTTTGCAGGATACCCCCACTCATTAAGAGTATGGCAAACGAAAGCACGATAAGGTGGTGTGTCTTCATTACCAGGCATGATAGCCATAGTAATCACCTCATCAACAATGCCTGGTAGTTCTCGTCCTGTCTTAGAACCCTCTATTTGAAGGTCATAATTAGTACGATTGTAATCGTCTACCTTACTATCAAGAATACCTACGAATATAACATTCTTATCACGTATATGTTGTAGGTGGGTTAACCAAGCCATCATCTCTCTACCCTGCATACCATAAGCTGCACGGGTATCTAAACGACCACTTGAAGTTTTACAATCTGGCTGACCTTGACACCATTGAAAACAAAGGCGACCAGCGACTGTAATACTGTCCACAAATATTGTTTCATATTTAGATAACATCTCTGTGGGATTGCCATATTCTTGGCAAACTCTTTCATAGTGACTAGCAGAGTATATCTGATCTTCATTCAGTGCAGGATTTGCACCACCAAGATAACACGCAAAGTCACGACATTCCTCCCATGTTCTAGGACGAATAACATCTATGTACCAGTTTTGTATAGCGGCATCACCTGCCTCTAAGTCCATAAACAAAGTGCTTTCTGATGGTAGTGTACGCACCAAAGTAGTCTTACCTACACCACTCGGACCTCCTATAACTATCTTGTGTCCTCGCTTTTCTTTGAGCCTAGTTTCGGCATCTATAATTTTAAATGCCATTACTCGACCTCCTCAAAAGTTACTTTAACACCTTGTAGGCTAACTGTTCTAAATTCTTTTAATTTGTCTTGAACTTCAGGCACAGCATTAGTAAACTTTGCCTCTGGAACAGTGATGCTAACTTTAGCATAGTGAGCTGCTTCTTGTGGTGGGAGAGTTTCTAAGAAATCTCTTAATTTATTTTGATCCCAATCCACTTTCTTACGCATCTCGATTTTTATTTTATAATTATTTTCGATCAAGGTTGCAGTACCAAAATCTTTACCCTCCTGCCTAAGTAAGTCTTTGGCAGTATCAGAGTATCTAGCTTCGAGTGATTTGTTGAAGTCCTCCAACTCCTTTTTGGCTTGTTCGTATTTACGAACTAAAGTTTCTTTATGAGTTGCCAAGCTCTCTGCGATAGTAGCTATTGCTGTCATAAATCCTCCTTCCTGTTATTGATTAAAAAAATCTTACCCATTAATAATATGGGATTTGTACGGAAATATCAAGTATTTTTTTTAGAAATTTTTATATTTATATTATATATTGCTTTCATCAGCTTTTTTTTAATAATGAAATCAGTGGTTTGCACACCTTTTGCATCTTCAACAATTTCTTCTTTTTCACCATTTTCATGTATTAATTTATAAACAAAGTCTGCAACATATCGACAAATTTTATGATCATTGACAAGTATGTCGTACTTAACTTGACGTTGTAAATCTTCTACAACGCCTGCCATTTGCATAGATGCAAGTTGACCATAACGCTCTGCTTCCCATTTGGAATCAAATTTGTATCCCATAAACTCAGTTTTTTTAGCGTTATATTTATTGTACTTCCCATACTGTCTAGGATAGTGTATACTTTTTTTAATCATATCTTAGAAAGGATACAGTAAATGGCATCAAATGAAAAGTGGAAAAGTGTCAGTGTAAATATAGATACTTATGCAAAGATAAAAAAAATAGCACAAGATGAAGATAGAAAGATAGGTCAACAGATTTCTAATCTTGTTAAAAAAGAATATGAGAAAAGATATAGTAACTTAGGTATTGGTTCTGCTAAGCAGGTTTAACTTCTTCCATACGCTTACATAAACGCTCAGCCCTGTTTGTTACCTGACGATACCATCTGGAATCACGCATCTGATTTGCACTTTCCTGCCAATTGCCGTCCATGACAGCTTGTATATGTTTACGAAATCTGCTGTAACGCGGCAATCCGAGATTGAACATCATATTCGCTATTATTTGTTTTACGGGCTCTGGCAATTTATCCCAATCATCATAAACTTTTTTGCAATCCATAATCACACTTCGTATGTCTTGCTCAAAAAGCTCTGTCACTCTTTCTTCAGATATTTTTGTGCCTAAAGGTAAATCATATTCTGGGTCATCTTCACGACACAGATGACCTATGCCACAAGTCTTTAGCGAGAGGTGATCGAGATAAGTCTCATACTTGACCCCCTCGTCAATGATAAGTTGTTCTCTTAATTTTTCTAAATCCATTATATTTTTCCTTGATTTAATCTTTGTGCTAATGCTTGAGTTTTAGGATTGGTAATAATCGAGGGATTTGTAGCTAAACTTGATTGTGGCTGTCCTACATTAATTTGTCCTAACACAGACGCTGGACTTGGTTGTGGTATATTTTGTTGTATATTTGATAATTGATTACTTACATTTTGAAGCTGTGGTGTATTTTTAATTATGGCTCTTGCTTGATTCGTTGTTTCATCTACACCTGATTGTAATTGTTGAACTGATGATTGTCTTAATATTCCGTTGATAACACTACCAAGAATTTTAGATCTTCTTTCATTTGGAATATTATTTGTCGCTCTGTAAGCATCAGTAATTTGTTGTCTTGCAGCTTTTCCTGTAAATAATTGACCTATAATTGTAATACGAGCAATTCTACCTATGTTACTCATAAAATTTGTTGCGATATTTCCTGCAACTAAATCTCCTGCTGGTTGATCTGATGCTATTAATTTAATTACTTTTGCAAAATCTTTTATTTCTTCTGCCTCTTTTTTACCAAATATAACAGCAAGTTTACCACCAGACTTACCATCCGATTTTAATATTCTATTTGCTAATTGATCTAAATCTTTTGCATTTTTAGTAACACCAATTCCATCTAATGCTTTCTCTATAAAACTAGCTTGTATTGTTTTTACAGCTTTATCATCGCCCTCATAATATTTCATTATACGTTTTAATTCGTTAATTTTTGTAGTGTTGCTATTAACTAAATCAACGACTTCATCAGGGCTATCAATGTAATCACCATCATTTATTTTTTTAAATAAACCACGTTTATTTATAGCATTAGCATTTTGACCAGCTTCTTTTAATAATCTTAAATTACCAACTAAATCAATTTCTTCTGGTAAAACATTTTCTGTTTTTGCTGCAAAATCATTAATCATATCGTCAGTAATGTTTGTTAAATTAAGATCTTCAAAATCATCAGCAAATTTTTTAATTTGTGAATACTGAGCTTTTCCAAACAATTCATCTCCAGTTTTACCTAAAGCATAAACTGACTCTTTAAATTTCAAAGGATTAAATTTTTTAGGGTTTATTGAATCAAAACCAGTATCTTTTAAATTTTGTCTTAACCATGCACCACTTAGACGTTTTTTAAGATTATTAAATTTAGTGCCTCCACCCATAGCCTGTCCTAACTTTTGCAAGTTCTTTGGCTTATCATTTTTAATAACTTTCATAACGCTGTCTTCTAAATCAGCTTTTGTAAACTGACCAGCATTTAATTTTCCCAATAAATTTTTTGTTCCTATTGAAGTTCCTATATCATTAAAAAATTGTGCACCTTCAGCATAGGCACGTCTTGCTTCTCCAATTTGTTGAGAGCCTAATCTTATTTTTTCAGCATCTTCAGCAGTTATTTTTTTCTGACCAATTAATTTTTTTAAAAAAGGATCAATACTTTCTTGACTTATTTCTAAACTGTCATCAAACGCATCTTCTATTTGTTTCATATATCTTTTTAAATTAATAGATGGTGCAACTATTTCCTGTAATGTTTTATTTGAACCTGCAACAGGTATTTCACCAATACCTAATTGACTATTTTTAAATGCTTTTCTTTGTGCATAAATATTAGCAAAACTTGCCGCTCTTGTTCCATCTGATGCTTCTGTTCCAACTGTTTTTAGTGATTGCACTATTTTAGCTGCAGCTAGTTGTTGTTCATCACCAGCACCTCTAGGCACTACACTAATACCTTCGTCTGTTTGTCTAACAGTTAAACCAAATCTTCTTATCATGTTTTCTGCTATTTCATCTATAGCAGTCGTGGGAAGTATATTCGCTGATCCAGCACCAGATTCTAAAAGATTATTAATATTTTGAAAATTAGTTGCAGACACATCTTCAAATACTTTGAATGTTTGATTTAATTGTGCAAACAATTGTTCGCTTACTTTTTCATTTTTACCTAATCCACCACTTAAAACATCAGCAGCTTCTTTTAAATTTTTATTTATTTCATCAAGTGCATCTCTTTGAGCTTTAATAAATTTTGTTCCAGCGTTTTTAGACATATCTAAAAACAAATCTCCAGCTAATCTGTCATCATTAGATTGAGCTTGTTTTATAAAATTATTATATTCATCAAGTTTTGTTTGTAGAGCTTTAAAATTAGCTGCAGTTCTTGGAGATTGTCCTATAACTTTTTCCATTATTGATTCTATTCTTGCTGGTATAGGTCCTAAATCCATTTGTTGTTTACTTAATTGAAATCCCATTTCTTGTGCTTTGCCTGCCAATTGTAATTTTTCTCCACCTTCTTTTACAATTCCTGCACTAGGAGCTAGAGCTTTAAAAGCTAAAAACGGAATACCGAAAGCAAGCTCACCAGCACCTGCATAAAGAGCCTCTTTGCCTGCATCTTTTAATATTTCTTTTGCTGATTGTTTTGATACACCAGATAGACCTTCAATTGCTTCTTCTCCTAGTGAACCAGTAAATGCACCTCCAGCTGCACCAATAGCACCACCAATAAGTGTGCCTACAGGTCCAAGTGCAGTTCCTACTGCAGCACCCTTTAGTCCTCCAGCGACAGCACCACCTACCTCTGGAACAATGCCTGCTAAATCTGCGATATCATACCTACTAAAACCACTTTCATCAATAATAATGTTTTTATCTGTATCTACACCAAATTTACTTGCACCACTTGGTGTCAAAGCAAATTGTCCTCTATTGTCTTGCGTGTAATCATTAGATGTTAAACCAAATTTTTGCAATACAGCTTCTTTTTCAGCGTCATTTTCTACAGCAGATAAAGAGGCACGGAGCTTAGCATTTTTTATTCCAGTGGTTCTGTCGAACATTTGTTCGTCTTCTGCTTGTGCTTTTGCTTGTTGTTGAAAGTCTATTTCTGCAAGACCTTTACCTCTTTTAGAATAAGCATCATCTCCTCTTAAATCTTTATAAGCATTAGCTACAGTTTCAAATTCAGGAGTTCCTTTTTTATCTTGATTAGATACTAACCAGTTTGCATATTTATCTATACGATCCATATTTAACTTATCCTACGATAATATCGGCTGCTTCTTGATTTTGTTTCTTTTGTGCGTATGGTCCTAATTGATAACCATAACTATTCATTTGTTCATATGCTTTATCTAATCTTTCTCTACCAGACGTAACAACTAAACCATAAACTTTGTGTAACTTTTGAGCAAGAACTTCTGGACCTTCTAAATTATAGTTTAAATCACCAACAATATCCCTTACTCTTTCTCTATCAGCATCAGAAATAGTTTTACCTGCTTCTCCTAAAATTAAAGGAGCATAACCAGCTTGAATAGTTTTCAACATATATCTAGCTCTTTTCGTATCATCTTCAATTCCTAAACCTACGCCAAATGATTTTAAAACTGATAACGCATCACTCTTAATTTGTGCTTGTATAGTTGTTTTACCTTCTTCAACAATTCTGTTTAATTCTTGGAACTCATTTTCAACTCTGTTTAAATCTCTTTCTCTTCTATTTAATTCTGATGAGATAGAATTAATGTCTGTTAATAAATTTGGTGCAACTTTTTCTTTTCCTTTATAATTTCTATCAGGTAATTGAACTTCAATTTTAAAAGAATCACCACCTTCAAATAAATCAATTGTCTTGGCTGATCCTAAATATTTATCTCCAAGCTCTTTTGGTGTCATGTTAAGCACTGATATTTCATTATCTAATTGTTGTTTTTTCAAAGCTAAATCATAAATAAACTTTTGATTCATTCTTTGCATCGCAAAATCTTGACCCACAGATAATTTATTTAGATCAAATATTTTATTAGCAATATCCTGACTTCTAGCTTGTTTTATTGCTATATCTTTTTGTCTTTGTCCTAAAGCATATTTACCTGCGGCTAGTTGACCAGCTCTGGCTTCTGATTTTGCTTTCTCAAGAGCAGGCAATGCTTTCTCACCAGCCTTACCAACTTCACTCAATATGTTACCTACATTGAAACCTTTACCAGCTTTGTTCTGCATAAGAGCTAATCCAAGAGCCGTTAAAGCCATAGACTTATCAACTTTACCAGAGGCATCTATACCTGTGGCTTTTTCAAACTCTTTTTTATAATCTTCAATGCTACCTACCTCAACGTCTTCTCCTAAAGCAGCTATGTATGAATCCATGCCAGATTTCATCAATTGCTCTTCTGGTGTTAATCCACCTGTGCCTGTTCCTGTATCTGCTTTACCATCAGCTTTAGTTGTATCAGTTTTAATTATATCAGGTGATGGCAAACCTTCATCTTCTGGTGCTAAATCAGGACTTATATTAGGGTCTGTTGCACCTTTAGTTGTATTTTTTTGATTAGTTAACTTGTTAATTTCTTTTTGAATATTAGAATCTATTAATCCTTCATCTTCTTCTAACCTTAATTCATCAAAGGGAGTTGGTGTATATTGTTGTAACGGACCAAAAGGACGCATTAATTTTAATTGTTCTTGTTTTTTTTGTTTCTCTATTGCAGATGCACTTGGACTAGCTAAATATTTTGCAGTTCCAACAACAACATCTTTAACATCTGGTGCTTTACGAATTTGACCCATCGCATAATTACCAGTATTATAAATATCTCTTATTATATCTATACCCTCACCAGCACCACTTAAAACAGCATTGGCTATGCCTTGCAAAAGAGCACCACCTTTAGTATCAGCACCACTAAAGTAATCAGCACCAACTTGACTTAATCCTCTGTTTGGTCCAGTATATCTTCCTATTTGTACCATAATTTACTTCCCGTATGGAGCAACACCCTGTAAGGCTGTATAAGCACCTATACCTGCTAGGAATGGGTTTGTTGCTGGTGTTACTGTAGATTGAAACGTACTTGCTATATCAGAACTTGGCATACCCGATAAAAAGCTAGAACCTAATTGAAGTCTTGTAAATGGTTCCATTATATTTTGCATTTGATTTTGTCTGTAAGCATCAAGCACTTGCTGTTGATAGTTACGACCCATCTGACCAAGACTTGCAATAGAGCCTAAATCAGCACGACCAAGTTCAGATGTCAGTCTTCCCAAATCTCCAGTAGTGCCAGCGAAACGATTATAAATGTCACCCAGACCTCCAAATTTAGCACCAATATCTCCAAACCTTGTACCTACCTCTCCTAGCTGACTACCTAAACGACCAGATAATTCCGTACCACCAAGAAAGTTTTTCATGGCATTTTGGAAACCACTTGATCGTAAACCACTTGTTGTCCTTGCTTTTTGATCTGCTCTGTTTCTAGCTAGTTCTGCCTCTAATACAGCACTACGACCACTACCACCTCTTCCTTGACCTTGACCACGAAAACCACTTATTAATTTTTTTCTACGATCATCATAATCTCTGTCAATATCTCTTTCTGCTTGTCTGACAACTGCATCTTCGTAAGGATCAAAAAACTTTTTAACACCAGCAGATGGATCATCCAAAGCACCAATCCCTTTAGATATGGCAGTTCCTGCCGCACCTAAAGGTGTTAAAGCTGTTCCTAATGCTTCTGAAGCAGAACCAACAGAACCTAATCCTTGACCTATTTGATCAGATGCACTTTGTATAAATGGTGCGTAAGACCCGAACATTTGTGGTGCATATGAAAAAGCCATTTGTTGCAACGGGTCTAAACCAGCTAATTTAAAGTCAGGTAAATCTATTGGTGAGTCAAGAAGACCTGGCGTTGTTTGAGTTGCACCATCAAACGTGCCAAACAAACTTTGTAAAAGACGTTTTTGTAAACCCTCAAGATAAGGTGGTAGACGTTTTACACTTTCAACTGTTTGAACTGACATTATGCCATCCTCTCTAAATTACCCATCATATCATAGGCTCTTTGTATACCAAGTCTTTGATTGCCATTACCTAAACCTTTTACAGCATCTTTTGTCAATACAAACTCACCAGCAGTTAGCATAGCTGGTACGTCATCTTTTGTGCCAGAACCTTCTGATGGGTCTATGCCACCATCACGTCTAGGAAATTGCATCTCACCACCTTGAGCCTTGCCTATTATGGGTAAACCACCTACTTGTCCACCAGGACCTCCTCCACCAAAAGGTCTTTGTTCAAAGCCATAAGGTGATTTCTCTTCTTCATCTCCTGATGCTAACAATTGTGCTAATAATCCCGCAGCCAAACCTTCTCCTAATTGTGTATTTAAAACTTTACCTAAAAGAGAGTCTTCCATCCCTAATGTTTGCAAAAGTTCACCAGAATATGTTTTTGGTGTAAAACCTGGTTGTACGTTTGTTTTTTGTGTGTCGGTTGTTTGTGTTTGAGTAGGTTCTGTTCCTTTGTTTAATCTACCCTCTTGTCCACCATATAACAGACTAAGCATGGGGTCTGTTCCTTTATTTAACCTACCCTCTTGACCTTTATACAAAGCACTAAGACCAGATGGTAATCCTAATTTATCAAGAAGAGCACCTTTTAAAAAGTTCTGTGGCTTTTCACCACCTAAAGCACCTGATAGTAAACTCATTACGGCAGGACTGCCTAATCCCTTACCCATGCCTGGTGCTATCGCATTTATGGCTAGTGGAGCTAGTTTTTTAAATATGTTACCTAAGTTCATGCTCTTATCCTAACTTATTTCTAAATAACTTACAACCAAATGTAAACGATTAGCTGTAGCTACTTGTGCTTTTAATACTTCAGAGTCTTGTAATACCAATGGTTGTGTCAATAATTCAACTGTAGCTTTTGCTGATATAGCCTTATCTTTAAATATAGGAACTGTAGAAGATGATGAAGAACCACCAACATTTGTTGTTCCAGTTATTGTCATAGTAATTGTATCAGCATTGTTACTATCTTCTGTTACAAGCATAGATTTAATTATGTTTGTAGAACCTACAGGCGTTGTTAATACAGTTTCTTCGTCTGTGTCACTAAAATCAACTTTTACATTTTTATAAAAATTAGGCATTATTCTGTAAACCAACTAAATGCTTGTGCATCATCTTCAACATTACTTATTGCTTGTTGAGATATAAACACTTGTAAAGCTCTTACTAAATCTTCCATATATTGTCTATCTATTTGTTCGGGTGGCTCTGGCAATCTTGGAGGTATGACAACAGACATTATCTTCTCCCATCTTGTCTAATACTAACTCTTGGTGATCCTAATCTCCATTTAACACCAAGTGCGTCAGAGTCAACACGTAAAGCAAAAGAACGACCTCTCGCTCTTAAATTTAATTGATTAGTAAAAGTTTCAACAGGTGATGTAGATGTTCTTGTAGCAGTTCCAGCAGATGTATTGCTATAATTTTCGCCAGGTTCATTACGAGCTTTTAAAGTAAAATTAGCTGCTGGAGAGCTTTGAGATGTTGAACCATCAAAAGTCAAATCAGGTATAACTTTTTGAACAAGAGTAAATTTATCACCATCTCCTATATCCATTGGTGCAGACTCAATAAATGATGCCATAGCAGAGCCATCATCATCAAAACCAGTTTCATGGTTAAATAAATTAGGTGAACCTGCGGCTATGGGAAATTGACGAATACCTCTATCTATCCATGCTGTTCTTGCTAATGTTCCAAAATACCATATTCCTTGTCCATAGTTATATATAACATATTTATCTATATCGCCTGTGCCACCATTAGTTAATGAATTTGATTCAGATGGATAAAACCATATAACTTCTGTGTACTCAGAATTAACGCCTGCAACAACTTTGTCTGCTTGTTCATTATTAAAATCAAGAAACACTTTGTCTTTAACAGTGCAAGGTAGAGTTTTTGTGCCACCAGCATACACATAAAAATTATCTTTACCCATCCAAAATACAGCATCTTCTACTGCAACGGCAGCTTTAGAACCCATAATTGTTATGCTTGATGTTATTTGATCAATGCCATAATAAAGAGGGTATCCAATATACCTTAAACTATGTAAAGAAATATCAGTCCAAACAAGTATTTCACGTTTTGTTTTTATCGCTTGAACAAATTCTGAACCTGAACCTATTGTTAAAAAATTAGCTGCTGATCCAGAACGAACTGTAAATAACAACTGATTTTCATCATCAGAAAACCTAATTAGTAATGGGTCTTGAGTTGATGTTCCATAAATATTTGTGCCAAAAGCTATCAAGTGATTTTCATCAACCATAATTTGTTTTGCTACAGTAGGAGCATTTTCTGCACCAGAGATGGTGCTAATTTCTACTGCTCTCGTAGTTAAACCATTTGTTTTATCCCAACGATACACAGCTTCATCTCTAGGATTTATAAACAAATCTTCTCCAAAGTTGTCATGTGACCATGTTCGTATTTCACGAGTTGTACCACTCACGGCTGCTATACCCCAACCAGTAAAATCATCTGATGATAAAGAATTACCTACAGAAAGTCGAACATTTGTTCCATGTGCGTGAGCAGAAGCTGATGTTCCACTTTGTGCTCTTACAACTGTTAAATCATTTGAAGAAACATTAGTTACTTTTAAAATTTCTTCTTCAATTAAAATAAAATCATCTGCTGCTATTTGATGACCAGGATTTGAATTAGCAACAGTTAAAGTAGTATCTGAATTACTAAATTCAGCATTACCTGCTTCAGCTATGGTTGTAGTAACAGCATTAGCAGTTGTACCACCAAACAGTCCAGCACCCCAACCCGTACCACCAACTTGTGAGTCAAGACCTGCATTTATTAAATATACAGCATCAGTTCCACCTCCACCATCGCCCGTATCAGATGCATTAGCAGCAGAACTAACTGTTATTGTATAAGAGTTTCCATTTATTATATTTACTATTTTATGTTCAGCGTTAAGTATTGTGGCTGTTATAAGACCACCTAAAGTTGCCGCACCACTAAAAGTAACAAAATCATTTTCTGCTGCACCATGATTAGTTTCTGTAACAGTTATGTTTGCAGAGCCGTTTGTAGCTGCAAATGTTGTAGAATTTGTTGTAGATTTACGAATAGGTGTAATATCATTAAATAAACCACCTTCTTCAATGTAGTATTTAAGATGTGTTCCTACACCAAGATAATTTGAGCCATCAAGTGCTAACCAATTATGTAAACGTCTTGCTGTGCCTTCGTATGTATTACTAGTTAGTTTCTCCCAACCACCAAATTTTTCTGCATAACCGAAACGAAAACGTACTTTATCACAGTCAACCCAACCACCTTCATTGCTATAAGGAGTTACCTCTCTGTTGATTCCTGGTTTAAACTGTAGTTTAGTTAGTGGCATATTAATCCTGTGTTATCATGGCATTAGTTGTTGATGTAGTGCTATTTATATGACGTTGAAAATTACAATTTGTTCTTAATTGAAACAAAGCGTATGATCCTGCACTACCTGAAGTTGATAAAACATACATACGAATATAACGACCTGCTGGTAATACGCACTCATATAATTTAAATTGTGGTAAACTAGCGTTAAAAGTGTTGTTACCAGATTCTAAAAAATATTCACCACTTAATCCAACACCACTTGGTAAAGTAGAAGAAGTTGCAACAGCATTTGTTCCACCACCACTCTCACGCAATGTCATAGACATCCCACTGTTATTTACTGCTGAACTGTTACCAGAACCATTTCTACCTTGTATAAAAAAATAAGCACCATTTGTTTCGTTGCCTGTATGATTAGCTTCTAAAACATATGTGCCTGTATGAGAGACTGTAAACTCTACTTCAGCATATGATGTCGTTGTTCCACCTGCTAAAGCAGAAGCTGATACAGTCATTAATTGAGCATAATCTGGATAAGAAGAACCAAAAGCTGAGTAGTTAGATATATAAAATCCTTTACCACTTGCTGGTGTTGCTCCGTTCCAATTTGATCCAGCAGTTTGTATTAAACCTACGTTTGATACAGATGGAGCTACAATTCTATGACCACTAAGATAATCTGTTAAGTCAATTGATCCACTTGTAGGAATGTTAGAGTTTACTGATGTAAAACTTGGTGAAACACCACCATTTGGATACATAGTAAATGGCAGTGTGCTTCCATTAGAACTTGATATTGCAGACCCACTAACAGCATGATCAGCAGGATTAGCAACATTATTTTCACCCTTGTGAAGGTTAGTCATATTTATTGAGCCACTTAGCCCGTAGAAATCACGAACATCTGTTAAACTTATTGGTACACTAGTCGCTAGAGCCATGTTTATCTTTCTTTAGCTCATCAATTTGTTTTTGTTGTTCCTTAATCGCTTCAATAAGAACACCAACTATATTACCATATGCAACAGACTTATATTCACCATCTGTCACAACCTCTGGTAAAACTTTTTCTATCTCTTGAGCAATTACACCAACACCTTTTTCAGCTTGTTTAGTGAATGATACACCACGCATATTCATAACTTTATTTAAAGCATTGTCTATCGTTTTTATGTCAGACTTTAGTCTCTCATCTGAAGTTGCTGTGACTTCATCTGCTGTTAATGTGCCATTTATAGCAACCCCACCTGATCCAGTGGCTAACTTACTAGCATTGTCATAATATAAATTAACTCCTCCATCTGAAGATGCATTTAACATAGTTTCTCCACCAGAGGAGTGCATTATAACTGTGCTTCCTTTTAATATTAATGCACCATCTCCAGTGTCATCAACGTAAGAATTGCTACCATCGTGGTATAACTTTAAATCACCACTTGCTCCTATGTGAATACCATTTGTGCCTGTGCTTCCATCAGCAGGTATTGTTAAAACACCCCCATGTCCAAACCTAAATTTTTCGGTTGCAGCTCCAGAGCTTCCTAATTTTAACACTAAGTCTGTCTGGTTATTATCTGCGGCAAAGGTGTTATCAGCTTCAGCTTCGATTGATGCGGCTGTAGCTATTGCATCCGTTCCATCACTGTCACCAGCCGTAAAAGTGATTTTACCAATTACATCACCATCAGCAATTGCATCTTCTTCAGATTTAAGATTTAAGACAACAGGTGTACCAGCACCAGTTGCAGTGTGTGTTAATGTTAAACCTGTATCTGCCACATGAGTTAACTGTATTTCACTGTCAGCACCAAAGTTAATTGATTTATTATCTGTAATAAGATTTAAATCACCCTCATGCGTCAGTCTCATCTTCTCTGCAACTGCACCATCAGTTCCTAATTTAAAAACTAGGTCTGTGCTATTTACAGTAGCAGAAAAAGTATCATCAGCTTCCCCTATTATAGATGCAGAAACTAAAGCACCATCAGAACCATCACCTTCATTTGGTGCTTGAAATTGTAAACCTCCAAGAACATCACCATCTGTAATGGTCGTGTCAGATGTTTGTAATGTTAATAAAGCACCATCGGAAGTTTTAATAGTTACATCTTCTGTAAATTCATCTGAACCAGTTTCTATTGATCTAACTTTTGCGGCAGTAGCACCTCCTCCATCAGCATAAATTATAGCTGTTTTACCATCTGCAACACTCACAGAATTTGTGCTTGTGCTAAAATTAGCATTGTCGTCTATTTGACCAATTTCAACAGTTTGACCAGATGAATTTGCAACAAAATAAAGTTTTTGTACACTATTAGGTCTTATTCTTAATTTATGACTGCCACTTGGTGATCCACCTAATTTTAAAACTTTAAAAAGACCATTAGAATCTTTATCTCCATCAGAAGTTGTTAAATCATCACTTGTTCCAGATAATGAAATTGAACCTACTCCATTTATAGCTTTATCAATAATATCAAAGTTTGTGTTAGTCGTTGACCCCCAAGTACCTGCTTGTTCGCCTGTACCAATCTTTTCTATACGATTATTTGTTGTATATTCACTAGCCATTTATAACTCCTAACCTGTATTTACATCTGTCCAAGTGTTACCTGTATGTGTAATTTCTGTCCAATTATCACCAGTATGTGTGATTTCTGTATAAGTTACATTAACACTTGGTACAATTTCTGTAAATAATAATTCACCAG